CCTCCGTTAAATACAATATCTCCTGTAGTTGTACTTAACTCTGTTTTGGTTACGAATTTATCTGAGGGACCATCATACTGCAATAAAGCACCATCAATCAAAGTAGATGAATCAACATCTGTTAAACCTCGTAATCTGTTAACATTTGATACAGATACATTTGTACTTGGTACCTGTACAGATACTTGTTGTGGTCCTGATGAAGTGGAAGAGTTAATATTTGCTCTAACTCCGCCAGTTTGATTAATTCTAGCTTTAACCATTAGTTCCTCTCTCTTTTGTAATATTTATAATGAAAAGTATCTATGGAAAAAACTAATTTATACTTTAGGATTGACAGTAATCACACCCTCAATAACTCTGGTAACGGTACTTGATGAGGTTTGTGTAATATAGACATCATAAACATACCTTGATGGTGCGTCTAAATTTGCTGTCTGTGTGTCTGTTAGTGTTAATTCTATAACACCTGTTGTAGCATCGCTGGCTACTGAAGCAGTTATATCAACATATGATGAAGCGCCATAACTTTTGGCCATTCTTGCTGATGTAGTGTATCCTGATAAATCAACCACATCACCGTCTGAATTAGTTACAGTTACATCTGAACTAAAAGAAGCTCCTTGGTCTATCCTAAGATTTGCTAGCGCTGCCATTGAATTGTTTTACACCCTCTTGTATTTTACCATTGTAGTAATTTGTTAATACTTCAATTTTTTCCAATTCAATTTCATGTCTGATTTTTGATGTTTGTATTTCTTGTCTTGCCACAATATAATTTCTTAATTCTAATGGCAGTTTATCTACATCATAATCTTTACCGTCAATAGATATTACATTTTTTGGTTTTTCACTCATTATATAACCTCAGTTAAATTATAATTTTTTGTTTTCTTTTTTTATTTGTGAGATTAGTTTTGCTTTGGTCAATCTCTTATCTAATTCAATACCAATTTTTCTGCCAAGTTTTTCTAACTCAGCTTTTGTTTTTTTCTCTAAACCTTTTACATCAATCTTTTTAACTTCTTTTGTTAAAACTAAAGGTTTTGGAAAAATAAAATTTTTAATTTTTTTCCATAACTTTTTCATAATTTTTCCTCTATTAATTCTGATATTTATATCGTAATATTACGACACCTGAACCGCCAGATTGGCCGCCTTGAGCACCTGTACTACATTCACCGTGGCCGCCACCGCCACCACCTGTATTTGCTGAACCAGCAGTACCACTTCCTGGATGACCTACACCTCTTCCGCCGCCTCCTGGACCACCTGCTCCAAAACCTGCTGGACCTGGAAATGTGCCGCCGCCTCCGCCGCCTGCGTAAGTAACACTTGAACCTGTTATTGAATTTGCTGTACCATTACCACCGTTAGCGCCTGAACCTGGTGATGGACTTCCTCCGCCGCCTACACTAGAACCTGCTGTACCGGCACCACCGCCGCCACCGCCTCCCCATGGTTGAAGGGGACCTGAACCTGGAACACCTGAACCATTACCACCTGAATTACCTTGAGGTGGACTTACTGGTGGAGTATTTCCTGTTCCACCACCATATGCACAAGGACCGGCACCGCCGCCGCCACCTGAGCCGCCTGGTGAGGCATTATCAGTATCTTCGGCGGATGCACCGCCTCCACCACCTGCTGATGTGATTGTACTGAATATTGAATTTGAACCTGTAGCATTAGCAGTATCACCAGCACCTCCAGCACCTACTGTAATAGGATAAGTTTGAGCTGAGATAGCTGTACCGCCAGTATCGGGAGATGGATAGTTTGTTCTAAATCCACCAGCGCCTCCGCCGCCTCCAGCCCAATTGGATACTGGACCTTCACCGCCGCCACCGCCGGCAACAACTAGATATTCTACTGTATGACTTTGATTGCTTGCTTGTGATACCGCAAAACATCCTGAAGATGTGAAAGAATGAATTTTATAATCACCTGAAGTGGTTTCAGTTCCACCTGTTGCTGTAATATATGCAGGAGCTTCTAAATCGGCCACATTTGATTCGTTTGTATATAACCAACCTTTTGTTGCGTCTGCATAAACTAAAACAACACTTGCTCTTGTTGTATCTATTGTTGAATTGTTAGCGACACCTTGAATATTTGAACCATTACGAGCAATTGTTAAATTGTTTGTTTGAAAGGTAGCTGCATAATCTTTGATTGCTACATAATCACCTGCACTTGGAGAGGCAGGTAAAGTCATTGTAATTGCGCCTGAAGTTGTGTTTACAAAGTAACCTCGACCAGAAACCATAGTTGTATCTGTTGTTACAACTGATTGCCATTGAAATTGTAATACTGTAGCAGAACCACCTAATGCAAGTGAACTACCATTTAATGTAATAGTTGAATTTGCTAATTTTGCGTTTGCAATAGAACCGGCCAACTTTGCGTTAGTAATTGTACCGTCATTTATGTCGGCAGCTACAATTGTACCGTCTTCTAATTTAGAAGCGTCAACTGAATCGTCTGCAAGACCTGATTTTGTTACTTTTGTTAATGCCATGTTTTATCTCTTTTTACTATTTATAATGTTATTGATACTTATATCTAATAATAACAACACCTGAACCTCCACCAGTTGAATTATCGTAGTTTGGACCAGGCCCGCCATTTGATTTTCCACCGCCACCGCCACCTGTATTTACACCACCACAAGTTGCAGCCACAAAAGGACTATTTCTCATTCCACTTCCTGAAACTCCAGGAGTGCCTGTACCGCCAGGTTGATTATTATTAATTGAACCAGAACCTCCGGCACCGGCAGAGTAAGTTGTAGGAGTACCCGAAATATGCGATACTGTTCCAGCACCTCCGTTTCCTCCGCTAGAACCATTACCTGTAGCGCCTGCTCCTCCAGCGCCACCGCCTCCACCACCTGCATAGTTAGGTCCGTTTTCTCCGCCACCACCAGGATTACCTTGAGGTGGGCTAACAGGAGGGGTGTTACCAGCGTATTGAGTTATAGAATTATAAGCAGAACCACCACCAGAGCCACCTTGGCCTATTGGTGCTGTGTTATGACTTAATGTTGTACCTGCACCACCACCAGCTGATGTGATTGTACTAAAAACTGAATCATTACCTTTGTTAGGAGCGTTGTTATAACCTGATACAATAGCACCACCGCCACCAACTGTAACAGGATATGTTTGAACTGCCATGGTAATTCCTGAACTAGCAGCTAAAGGTGAAGCAGTCCATGGTGATTGACCAGAAACTTTTCCTTCTCGGTAGCCTCCGCCACCTCCGCCTCCACCAATTACGGTTCCGCCACCGCCGCCACCAGCAACGACCATATATGATACATCTGTTGAACCTCCGGCAGGTGTAATTAGTCCAGCGTTTGATACTACAAAGTTACCTGAAGAAGTAAATTTATGAATTTTGTAATCGCCTGAAGTAGTTTCTGTGCCGCCTGTAGCAGTTACATATTGAGGGTCTTCCACTAAACTTCCTACATTATGTTCGTCTATAAACAACCAACCTTTTGTAGCGTCAGCATAAACTAAAACAACTGAAGCACGATTTGTGGATAATAATGAACCATTAGCCGAACCTTGAATGTTATGGCCATTTCTTGCAATAGTTAAATTATTTGTAGCAAATGTTTCTGCATAATCTTTAATTGCTATTGTATCACCAATAGTTGCACTTGAAGGTAATGTCATTGTGATTGCACCACTAGTTGTGTTTACCATGTAACCACGATTTGCAACCATTGTTGTGTTTGATGTAATAACAGTTTGCCAATCTACGCCTGCTTGAGCAGTTGTAGAAGCACCTAGATTTACTGAGGTTCCATTAATAGTAAATGAAGAATTTGAAAGTTTTGCGTTGGCTATGGTAGAGTCGGCCAATTTAGCATTTGTAACAGCACCATCTTCAAACTCTTGGTTTTGAATAGTACCGTCTTCAATCTGGTCTGTACTAACAGAACCAGTTCCTAAACCGCCTTTTGGTAATTTTGTAAGTGCCATACTTGTTTTTTATCCTCTACCATATATTTATGTCCTAAATTAAATGATACCTAAATGATAAATTAATAAGAAAATCTTTATTCTCATTTTTACCAATATAATGGTTCATTTCTGGACTAAACAATATGTATTGTCCAGTTTTCATTGGCACTCTCCAACTCCAGCCTTTTCTTCTACCGTCATTGTAGTCAAAAGTAACCGAAGTTTCTTTTTCACCTGAACTTACACAATATAAACAAGAAACATCTGGAGAACCATGTAAATCAAATGCGTCTAAATGATTATGTGTATTAATCTTTTCACCAGTTGTTTGTACAATTCCTGCAACACTATTTTTGGGTACAGGAACTAGTGTTCGACCATATTCTAAACGATAATGGTCTCTCACATAGTCCTGTAACCATTGAATGTGTTGGTGATATGGAACTTTACTATAATCGTGTTCGTATTTAAAATCGTTATCACTAACTCTGTTATTTAATGACCAGTTTGATAAAACATGGTTTTTAAGCATATTAATATCAACACTTGATACATCATCTAACTTACCAGTAATAACAAATAACTCATGCAATTGCTTTTTTTCAAGCATAATATCACCTCACTTTTTAAATAATATAATTAGATTATCTTGCTACCCAAGCTGAACCATTCCAATCATGGATTGTTTTTGGATCCGCTGAGTCATTAGATTTAGTAGCTTCCCAACCTTTAGTGTTGTCTGCTTGATAACCTGATTCATTCCAAGTAATTTCATAAGTCCAAACTACCGGGTCTGCGCCATCATCTATTACTGAAGGATATGTGATTGGTGCATCCCACGAAGCAGTTGAAGTATTTTTAGTCCAACTTGCGTGTGGTTGTTTTGGCCAAAAGATGTCATTATCTTCGTCCCAAGTATAACCAATACCTGCATAGTTACCTCTAAGCGCTTTAGATTGGTCAGAAGCTTCTGTACCATCAGCGTTATAGTATTTTCCACCTCTTGTGTTATAAGAAGTTTTTGCCCATAGCGGCCAGCCGTGAATTCTTGTTAAGAACTGAATCCCAACATCTTCTAATTCCGTACCGTCAGCGCCTTGACAATCTGCGTCAGCGACAACTTCTACTGAAAGAACTTTGCCGTTAACACCTAGTTTTGCAAAATGTGCCATTTTTGTTTTCTCCTATTTAATGTGTGTCCTCGTAAGTACACCCAATTTTAAGTTAATATAATACTATTTATAAAAAATTTTATTGATATTTGTATCTTAATATTACAATACCTGAGCCACCGGCTTTTGATGTACAAGCAGAATTACCTCCGCCGCCTCCGCCACCTGTGTTAGCAGTACCGGCAGTAACTCTATCTCCACCGCCGCCTGGTCCGCCAGAACCGCCAGGAGTTCCTGAAGCACCACCACCAGCTCTTGTTACTGATGAACCTGTAATTGCTGTTGCTGCTCCGTTTCCGCCATTTTGTCCTGAACCTGCTGTACCAGCTCCTCCGCCAGCTCCTGGAGTAGCACCTCCTGGTGCTGGACTTCCTGGATTCCCTTGAGGAGGACTTACTGGTGGTGTATTACCTGAACCGCCGGCACCACCATTAGCACCACCGCCGCCGCCTGATCCTCCAGTTCTACCAGGAGTGTTTGTATAAACTCCACCACCTCCACCACCTGTAGATGTGATTGTTGAAAATACTGAATTAGATCCATCATTGGATTGTCTAGCTCCACCTGCTCCTACTGTAATAGGATAAGTTGTTACTGAAGCAGTTATACCTGTTGATGAAGCTAAAGGACTCGCTGTGTATGTACCTGCAGCTGGAGATTTAGATTCTCTAAAACCTCCGCCACCTCCGCCGGCGCCGCCTTGTGAAGCTCCACCATCATCTCTTCCGCCACCTCCACCGGCAACAACTAGATAATCTACTGTTGTTGGACCGCCTGATGGTATTGCTGGTGAATTACCTATTTGTGAAACTGCAAAACATCCTGAAGATGTAAATGTGTGAATTTTGTAATCACCTGAAGTTGTTTCGGTACCACCTGTGGCTTCTGTAAATACTGGTGGTACTAAATTTGTTTTTGCTTCATTTTCTATTGATAACCAACCTTTATCTTCACCTGAATAAACAAGAGTGACCATTGAGTCATTTGTACTAATTGCACCATTAGAAGCCACACCTCCTAATTTTTTACCGTTAATATCTAAAGTAATATTATTTGTTCCAAAAGAAGCTGCATAATCTCTAATTTGAATTGTGTCGCTTAAACTAGGAGAACTTGGTAAAACAATTGTATGTGCAGCTGAAGTTGTGTCTATGAAATAACCCCTACCTGATTCGGCCGTTGTATTAGTAGAGCCATCGGCTGTAATGACACTTTGCCATTGTACAATACTATCTACACTATTTGATAATTTTCTAGTTTTTGTTCCCATTTTTTATCCTAAGTACCTAATCACAATTTCCGCTCCACTTTCAGGAGCTGTTATGAATGTTAATGTTGTCGAAGAAATAGTATAGTCAGTTGTTGGAACTAATGTTACACCGTTTACAATAACTAAAATATCATCAACACTTCTACCACTATTTATAGTAAAACCGGTTGTAGAACCATCGCCTGAATTAGTGCTATCTGTAGTAAATGTTATTACAGTAGCAATATTTGATTTTTGAATTTTTTTGATTTCTGTCGCTGATGTATCGTAAATTAATAATACATCATCATCAGCTGCTGTAGCAGATAACTCAGTTTGTCCTATAATTAAATTGTCTAAATTTACTTTTTTATTTTCATTAGCAGAATTGTCATAAACTAATAATTCATCAGCGCCTTGAAGGCCTGTTGTTAAATCTGTTAAACCTGTAACGGCATTGGATCCTAAAGTACCAACATCTAATGCAATACCTAAAAAGATTAAAAAGACTGTATCACTTGAAGAAGGAGCTGCCGTAAATACAATTTGAGTTCCTCCAGAACCTAGATTGTAAGCAACTTCAGGTTCCTGGTGTACACCAGCAACTGAAACTAAAAGTGATGAAGACGAACCTACAGTATAATCTAAAGTAAATGTAGTCGTTGAGCCATCAGGCGTTAAGGCCTGTTTCTCAAATGCTCCGTAGAGTGGTTCTCTTCCTAAATATGCCATTTAAATTCCTATTTTACCATTTCTTATTGATATTTATATCTTATTATTACAATACCTGAACCACCGGCTGCACCACCACCTGTAGCTGGGAAAGGACCTGTACCTCCTCCTCCACCGCCACCAGTATTTGTTGTTCCTGATGTTGCTGTTGCACAAGCACAATAAGGCATACCTGTACCACCTCCACCTGAACCGCCAGCACCACCTGTTTGTGATGAAACACCAGTTGAAGCGCCAGTTGAACCTCCTCCGCCACCGCCTGAATATGTTACACTGGTACCTGTTATTGAAGTTGATGCACCTGCACCACCAACGCCTGCAATACCGGCTTGACCACCGCCTGCACCTGGAGCTGGAGTTGCCGGAGTACCAACAGCAGTACCGCCACCTCCGCCTGCGCCGGTTCTAAAATTAGTTGATGGATTAGGAGTATGACCTCCATTATTACCTTGAGGTGGACTTACTGGTGGTGTATTACCTGAAGCTGTTGTTGCACAACCAGTTGCATGACCTCCAACTCCTCCGCCTGAACCACCTGAAGTGGCGTTATGGTCTGGACCTAATGCACCACGACTACCACCTCCGCCGCCGCCGGCAGATGTAATAGTTGAAAAGACTGAATTACTTCCAGATGTTCCTGCTGTTCCGTTAGTTGCTGAAGGATTACTACCAACACCTGCACTTCCACCACCGCCTACTGTGATAGGGTATGTAGAAGCTGTAACTGTAATACCTGTTGTGTTGGATAACGGTGAAGTAGTATATCCACCTGTAGAACCTTCTCTAAAACCTCCTGCGCCGCCTCCACCGCCGCCGTGTGAACTTGTTGCTGAAGCATTACCTCCAGCACCGCCTCCGCCTACGACAACATATGAAACATTATTTAAATCTACATCCGAAGTTGATACTGACGAAACTGTAAAACATCCTGAAGATGTAAATGTATGAATTTTGTAATTACCTGAAGTTGTTTCAGTACCTCCGGTAGCAGATACAAATGTATCTGGCACATCATTGTTAGATTGCACCCAACCAATTGATGCGTCACCAGAATATACAAATTGAGAAGCAGCATTTTCCGATAATGTTTTATCAGAAGCTGATGACACAATATTACTACCATTTCTTCCTACTGTAACTGCGTTTGAACCTGATTGAATTATTGATACTTGGTCACCTGCACTAGGACTTGCTGGCAAATTAACTGTATGAGTGTTTGAACTTGTATTAATAATATAACCTTTACCTGCCTCAGCAGTAGTGTTAGTAGAGCCATCGGCCGTAATCACCGATTGCCAAGTTACTGTTGAAAATTCTGTATTTGCTTGTGTAATCTTAGTTGTCATATCTCTATTTATTCCTAACTACTTGATACCGGTAACTCTAAAATTTTAATTGCAACGCCACTTGCTGGTGCCGTTGTAAATGTTAAAGTCGTGCCTGATATTGCATAGTCGGCAGTTGCCACTTGAATAACTCCATTTTCAGTAACAATTACTGAATCGTTTGTCGCACCACTTGTAACTGTAAATGCTGTTGTTGAACCATCGCCTGTTGCTGTTCTTGTATTATAAGTTAATGAAACAGCAGGTGCAAAGTTAGCCTTTGTCATCTTTCTAATTGCACCAGCAGATGTATCGTAAATAATAACTAAATCGTCATCTGCTACAGATGTTTCAGCAGATTGATTTGTAAATGCTCTTGATTCTAAATTTTGTGCGCTTGCGACTGCTTCTGGAGCTAAATGTGGGTTAATAACATAAATCTCTGCTGAAGCGTCTGGAGCTGCGTCAAAGGTAACTCTTTTTAATAAACCACTACCATCAGCGGCTAAAGTGTATGACTTACCTGAACCTGGTTCTTGTCGAACATTGTCCACAAAGACCATCAAGTCATTTGCTGAAGCGGCTGCATTTGTAATATCAAAAGTGGTTGTAGAACCATCTCCTGTAAAAGTATCTTTTGCAGCTATACTTCTAAATGTATCGCTTGGTCTTTTTCCGATATAAGCCATTTAATTTTCTTACCCTTTTTTATTATACATCTTCTAGGACTGAAACAGTTGCGTCTAAAGCAGAAGCAGCTGAAGATGAAATCCTTAATGCGTCATTTGTAGTACCATCACCTTGTAAAACAAGTTTATTTCCTGACATTACTTCCAAAGCTGAACCTGCTGGAATTGTGGCATCCTTCACAATGTAAACATCATTTGAGCCATCATAATTGTCTAAAAACACACTAGCAGTTATACCAGCGTTTGATTTATTAGTGAGAGTAATACCTATAACGATTGATTCCATTGCCGTAGAACTTGTAGAAGGTACTGTATATACTGCTGTTGCTGACGCACCAGCTGTAGTACCTAAACTAGCAGATGTAAACCTTTTAAAATCGTTTGCCATTTTTTAACCCTTTTCTATATTTATAAGACTATTTATAATAAAATTTTTATAATATTAACCTAATGCTACTGCTTGTGCAATAGCAAAACCTGTTGAAGCGCCACCAATATCTGATAATACCTCAGCACCTGTTCTTGTTTTTACAACATTACTATCATTTACTAAAAATGCGTCTGTATCTGTTGAGGCAGCCGCCAAACCTGAAAATGTAACTGTGCCAGAAGCTGTAATTGCACCTGTACTCACACTTGTTAGACCTGAAATTGTACTATTTAAAGTAATTGTCATTGTATCTGTTGCTGATACTGTAGCACTAATATTTGAATCACCTGCAAAAGTAAAAACATCTCCTGAACTAATTTGTTGTACAGTAGATGATGAATCTCTAATTGTAAAGGCAGTTGTAACGGCAGAATTTACTTCGTTAATAGCCGCAACAATAGAAGATGTATCTGTGGTACCTAAACTCGCTAGGTCACCTACATCTGTACCAAGACTATTAAAGGTTGTTCTAAACCCCTCTAGTGTACTTGTTGTTGCTACGCTTCTAATTGCCATTTTACTTTACTATTTCCTTTAATAAACTTTTAATTTCTCTTAATTCACTCTTTAAAGTATTTATTTCTTTTACCGCATTTCTAATTTGGTCACCTGCTTTTTCTCTACTTTTTACTCTTTGCATATAAATTT